GATCAGAAGAAGAATGGAAACAAACTCACCCAGATGATGTTAATGGAATCATGTATGCTAATGCAGAATTTATTCCTGTTATTAAGGGTGTTGGTGTTCCAGTTCCTAATACAAATAAGGTTACAATGTATGAAGGATTTGATGATATCATCAATGCTATCTATATGTTGCCAACTGATGATCTTCCAGTACTCAATAATATCTTAACTAAGTATTACAATGATTATGACATCACATTCTCTATTAAGAATACAAAGTGTCCTAATTGCGGTAACACTACAGATGTAGATGCTATTAGTCTCTACGATTTGGTTTTTCTCAAACTTCAACTGTTAGCGAGTACAGAAATCAATACAGAGGATTTGCCACTGCTGTAAATGAAATTTTGGCTATTTTCAAGGGTGAGATTACATTAAGTGATATAATGACTTACCCTTGGAAATTTATTACAACTCTGAGAGATATTCGTATCGAGCAGTTGAAAGATGAGCAGAAGGAAATGGAAAAGATGACAAGGGATTCTGAGAGTAGTAGTATAAGAAATCAGATCCTGTCACCATTATAGAAAAACTATTTAAGGAGAATCATTATGGTATATTCAATGGTGGAAGAATTGATTAAAGATAAATTGGTTGAAGTATATAATTCAAAGCATGAAAATAAAGTAGATAGTGACTCAGTATATACTGTCAACTACAGTTGTCTAAGAAGTGGGGTATTAGCATTTATGGAGGTTATTACTGACGAAAATGAATTGTATAAGTTAGTATATAATAACACTTCACAAGAACTTAAGATTACAGAGTATTCTACAAATGATGATAATAAGTATAAGTTTGATATTGAATATGATTACTCTAGGTCTAAGAAGAAGTAATAATAATTATAGTAGAAGATATTTATAGTAGAATATCTTCTACTATATATTTTATTGCTACAGACAGTAGATTAAATATAGAATTTACTGGAAGGATCAATTATATGAAGAAGACATATAATGATTGGTTAAAAAATATCGTAAATGATGATTTCGATATACTTGAAGATATCATCAAATCAAAATATAAGAAATTCAAATCAATCTACAGACTAATCTCAGATGAGAGTGATAATATACATTCTATGAGTTATGAATTTACTGACGAAGATAATATGATATTATGTATCAGATTAACAGAAGATGACTATAAGCAAGATTTCATTGATAATATCAATAGTAAGAACGCTATATATGATATAGATACTATTGAAGATGGTAATATTATTAGAATGAATATTCAATTACATGAAGATTAGAATAATAAGTAAGGATGAACCAATTAAAGTATTTGGTTATCCTTACTTATTATTATTTATTTATTATTCTCTTTACCTTTTCCAGTGATCTTATCTGCAAGCTTATGAAGAATTCCTGATGAGGACTTCTTTAATCTCATAATATACATCTTAACTCTCTTAAGAGATTCTGACTTATACTTCTGTCTCAATTTACCCTTTAGGAGTCTTTCCATCTTATATACCTTCTGGAGCTTCCAATATAATGGATCATTATGAGCTCTGGCTGATGCCTGAATACCTACTTCAAATAACTGCTTTCTACGGTCTGCCTCAGAAAACTTAACTTTAGTCTTACTAGCAAATCTTCCCTCGACTACGTATCTATCACCTTTACCCAAAAGCTCATCTACCGCACCTTCTAACATAAAGCCTTCAGCCATAACATCATAGCACTCAAGATCAAAAGCTTCTTTCATCTCTTCATCTTTATCCAATTCTGTCTTTAATAGAATTGGTGTTGCTGCTAATGCCATAGTATCATCAGCTTTATCTTCCTCATCTGGTGTTAAGGAGACATCATCTTCCTCTTCATCATCTGTTGCTGCAATAAATTCTTCTTCACTAGGCATATCTTCAAGATCAACGTCATCAATCTCATCATCCAATTCTTCATCTTCTTCTGGATCGTATTCGTCAATCTCTTCATCACTATCAATAGGATTATTATAGTTATCAGAATCATCATAGAAACTTGGATAATCTGATGATTCTGTTACTGAATTGAATAAATCCTCAAATGTTCTTTTCATTCTACTAATATCCTTTCTTATATTAGAATAGGTAAAACAATTACCCACAATTTATATTAGTGTTTTGGGATAGAATATGAATAGGTTACAGACACTTAGTTAAAAATATATTTGATAGGAGTGAAAATAATTATGACGATTGATAAGGATAGTACATTCATTAATATGTACATAGATGAGAGTGTTAAAGGATTATTAAGATTAGATCCTTCATTAGATAAGAATAAGATTAGAAAATTTGTAGAAAAAGAATGTGAGAAAGAGTTCCAGAATCCAGATGTAATTTTAGATAATAATTACACTAATGAGACTAAGAATGGAACTCTTCTCAGTGTTGTAGATTGGACATTTAATCATAAACCTATTCTAGCTGGAAATGGTACTATGTTTAGAAATAAGGATCAAGCAGTTAATCCTAAGGCTAGAATGTTACAAGATATTCTTATTGATAGAAAAACAATAAAGGCTGAGATGTTTACTAAGATTCCAGGAAGTCCACAATATAAAACATTAGATATATCTCAGGGAAATAAGAAAAGAAATGCTAATAGTTATTATGGTGGAACTGGTGCAAAGTCATCTAAGTTTTATAGTAAGTATAATGGACCAGCAACAACATTAACTGCACAACAAGTTATAAGTACTTGTAAGACAATGTTTGAGTCAACTCTTGCAGATAATCAGAAATTTGTTGATATTAATGAATTATTTGATTGGTTAGATGTTGTTCTTAATAGTGTAGAAAAGATTCCAAGTTGGTTGAAATCTATTAGTATAGATGAATTGAGTGATAGATTGTATTCAAAGATGTATACTGATAATGATGAAGATAAAGATATCATATATAGACTATGTGAGAATCTATCAGATGAGGAAAGATCATTAGTTTATTATAAGAATAATCTTATTAAGTTTATTAGTGATCATAAAAAGATATCATCATTGATAACCGATATATGTAAGAACATCAACGCATTAGAATCAATAAAATCAGATGATGAATTTGATAATATGATTGAGAAGCATCCTGAAGTTGATATAAACTCATTAAAGAGTCTAAATGCTAAAGGGTGGAATAGTTATGTATATAAAGAGTTATTCATGGATCCAAATAACCCACCAGATAGTATTAAGGATAAATTAGTAAAATTAAATAAGTATCTGATGGATTTTGTATATGTTAGATATATGCATTTTGATAGGGTTTATAGAATTAAGAACTTCATGAGAAAATGTGTAACTGTAATTGATACAGATTCCAATATGTTATATCTAGGATATATAGTTGATTGGATTCGTGATAATGTATTATGTGGTAATAATTATGGTAGAAATAGTATGTACAATGATTTCATACTAGTTAATACCATAACCTACTTCATAACGAGTGCTGCTAAAGATGTATTAGATACTTATAGTAGATATTCTAACATTCCAGAAGATCAGATAGGAATTTTAAATATGAAGAATGAATTCTTATTCCTAAAGATGTTTATTGGTAATGCTAAGAAAAGATATATTACTCAAACAGCATTAAGAGAGGGGAATCTTAATACAAAATTCCCTACTAATATTGCTGGATTTGATTTTGTTAAATCCACAACTAGTGAAGCTATTGAGAAATATATCATGACTCTAATTAATGAATATATGATAAAACCAAAAAGTCCAGATACTGCTGGTATGTTGAATGATATTGAGAGATTTAAGAATAATATTATCCATTCTATCAATACTGGTAATTTGGAACATCTGCCTATATGTAATGCTAAAGATGTTAGTGAGTTTGCTAACCCTAGTACTCAATATGGTGTTAGAGGTATGGTATCATGGAATATCTTAAATCCAGATGATGAAATAGATATTCCTAGTAAACCTAATCTAGTAAAATTAGTTGGATACACTGTAGACGATATTGCTTATATGAAAGATAAGTATCCAAATACATATGATATTTTAGTTAAAGAAGTATTCAACGACACTAGTGGAATTTTCACCACTAAGAGAAAATCTGGTGATGAATATAATTTAGCTTGTAAAGGATTGAATTGTATATGTGTACCAAATGGTAGACGTATTCCAGAAGCGATATTACCATTAGTAGATTATGAGTCAATCATCAATAAGATACTAGCACCTATTATTCCAGTATTAGAAATTCTAGGGGTTATGGGTTATGAGGTTGGTAAGACTACAACTACATCAAATAATAAGACAAAGAAGATAACTAATATGATTAGGTTCTAGGAGTATTATATACTAGAACCTATTATACTAGTATAATAATAAAGTATGAAAGGTAGGTATGTATAAGATATGAAATATGATGAAGATAATAATATCACAGATTCACTAGCTGACATAACAGATAAATCTGGTGAGATATTAGAAGATTTAAGGAAAGACTTATCTGATTTAGATCCAGATAAGAATTTCAATAATGACGCATTTGGATTAGATAAATCTGTATTCACACACGGATTACCAGAGGTTGTTGAACTAGCTAGATATAAATGTCCTGTATGTGGATCAGTATCTAGTTGTACATCTAATATTACTAGGAGAAGATTATTTAAGAAAAGAGTATTGGGTGTAGCTAAGATATGTGCAGAATGTGGTCATGTTGATATCTTCATGAATTCATTTGGTAATTTAGACGAATATATTAGATAAAGGAGAATAGATATTATGTTATACACTTATGATTACGAACCAACACCTATTGAGACAGAGATTTTTTTAACTGATGAACCTATGAGATTATTATTACAACAAATAAAGACTCAGTTTGAAAATCCCTCTAATAACAATAAAATTGATTATGTAGATTCATTCATTAACTCATATAGAGCATCTGTAGATCAAATAGAGACAGATGATGATGAAAATGAATTAGATAGATTGATTAGAGAGTTTATGACTAAGATGTTGGAATTCTTTAGAGCATACTTAGATGTTGAATTTGTAGATGCTAGTAATTTAGATTACAGCACATTGTTAGATAGAATACATATGACATATAGATATTTCATATTAAATATTAAACATAATTTCTCAGCATATTGTGGAAATATCTTAGATAGAAATATGGATAAATATGTCAATATGCTAGAATCAACTAATAACCTTACAGAATCTAATTATAAGGTAAATTTAAGTGATGAGAATCTATCTATTATTCTGAGTAATATGTATACAATTATTGATGATATCATTAGTTCTATGAATGGAAGTATTGATGAATTTATCAGATACTCAGATTATAATAACCCTAGATTAGAGACTCAGATAGTTGATGACTTATTTGACAACTTCCAATTAGTTGGAAATTTCTTAGAGAAATATTCAATGTGTGTAGACACTGGATTGAAGAAGGAAATAGAACTAAAGCTCAAGAAAGAATTATTACACAGATATAGAGAGCAGAATAAAGAATAATCAAATATGTAGATATAGGTGATAATACCTATATCTACATATAATGCTGTTTAAGATAAAGGGAACATAGATAAATCCGTATAATCAATATATATATAGACATATATCATTTAGGTGTGATCAATATAAAAATATCTTAGCTGACCTAACGGCTTGACGGG